AATCTGGATCTCAATACTTCCAACACTTAACATCAATTGCTGCAGAGAAATTCTTCGAACAAGGAGGAGATTCTCTACTAGTAACCAGAGTAGCACCTTCAGGTTTTCAACCCGCTGAGGCAGAAGTAACTTCTGGATCAGTAGTACTATTTACGTTAGAATCTATTGGTACTGGAGAAATCCTTAACAGTAGTGGATCAGTACTCACTGACGGTGCTATGGATAGCGGATCTGTTGATAACTTTAGATGGGAGATAGTAGGTAAGAATGCATCACAAGGTACTGTTGACCTTGTAATACGTAGAGGAGATGATACTAATAAAAATAAGATCATTCTTGAAACGTATAATAACCTCTCGTTAGATCCTAATTCCGATAACTACGTTGCTAGAAGAATCGGTGATATTTCTTACTCAGTAAACGGTAGCGATATTATTGAGAGCGGCGAATACGTAAACAGATCAGCGTATGTTAGAGTAAAGACAGTCAATACTCAACAAGTAGATTACTTTAAGAATGACGGTACACCGAAGACAGTTTTCAAAACAGTCTTCGATAATTTAGAGATAGGGTCTGGTTCTTATAACGGATCATTTGATGGAGGAGCAGGCGCTTTAGATACTGCCGGATCTAATTTCTTCGAGAATATTGACGGTACTAATACTCAAGGACTGACAGTAACTTCCAACGAAGTAGACGAGTACGATAATGCAGTGAATGTTCTAGCTAATAGAGAAGCATTTAATTTCAATGTACTGTTAACTCCTGGATTATACCAACAACACCACGCTACTACTTTAGGTAAGTTTATTGACTTAGTAGAGGATAGAGGAGATGCTATTTACGTAGCCGATTTAACTGAGTACGGTTCTCCAGTAAGCACTGCAACAACTGAAGCAAACGAGCTAAATAGCTCATTCGCAGCTGCTTATTGGCCTTGGGTAAAAGTACAATCACAAGGACTAGGACGTCAAGTATGGGCTCCGGCATCTGTTAACATGGGCGGCGTTTACGCATTTAACGACTCAGTAGCAGCAGAATGGTTTGCACCTGCTGGTTTAATTAGAGGTGGTATTCCAGGAGTAATGAGAGCTGAGAGAAAATTATCTAGAACAGACAGAGATACATTATACTCTAACAAAGTTAACCCACTTGCAACCTTCCCAGGTTCAGGCGTTGTAGCTTACGGTCAGAAAACATTACAAACTAAAGCTTCTGCTTTAGACAGAGTAAACGTTAGGAGATTGTTGATCACGTTGAAGAGATTCATCGGTGCTCAAGCTAACAACTTAGTATTCGAACAAAACACAATCGCTACAAGAAACAGATTCTTAGCACTTGTTAATCCTTACTTAGAAAACATAATTCAGAGACAAGGACTTTATGCTTATAGAGTAGTAATGGACGATACTAACAACACTGCAGATGTAATCGACAGAAATCAATTAGTAGGTCAGATCTTTATCCAACCAACTAAGACTGCTGAATTCATCGTATTAGACTTCGTTGTTGAACCAACAGGAGCTGCATTCGGTGCATAAACTTAGAGAGAACTATTTATAATAAAGTAAAATAAATACACGATGCCTACATTAGATCCAAATGAAATCATGTTCACTGCCTTTGAACCAAAGGTACAGAACAGGTTTATCATGTACATCGATGGAATTCCATCATACTTAGTTAAAGGTGTAGCTTCACCTCAATTTACCGATAACGTAATTAAGTTAGATCATATCAATACTTATAGAAAGTTGAGAGGTAAGAGAGAGTGGCAGAACATGACTCTTAACTTATACGATCCAATCACACCTTCAGGTGCTCAAGCAGTAATGGAGTGGGCTAGATTGGGTTACGAAGCAGTAACTGGTAGAGCCGGTTACGCTGATTTCTATAAGAAAGACGTAACTCTTAACGCTCTAGGTCCTGTAGGCGATATCGTTGGCGAATGGATCATCAAAGGTGCTTTCGTACAAAATTCTAATTTCGGTCAATATAACTGGTCTTCAGACGAAGCAGTACAAGTTGACTTAACCCTCGCAATGGACTATTGTGTACTAAACTTCTAATTAAGTTATGGATAATTTTGATTTAAGAAAATTTTTAGCAGAAAGCAGACAACAGGAGCAATCATTGGTATCTGAAGCATTACCTGACCCGCATGCTCAAGATCCACACAATCACTACGGAATGCCAGCAGACTTTAAACCACCGGGACAGAAGGAAGCTGCAGACGGTGCAATGGAAGAGTTAGTCGCTGAATATGTACAAGAAGCTTTAGGATGTAAAGACATGAAAGAGATGGCAGCAGTCATTGAAGGTCGTTGCAATAAAGCAGCAATGGAGATGAAGCTAGAGACTATTGCTGAAGTGTTAGAAGCTTACGAAGGTAGGTTGGCAGAGATTAAAGAAACTGCTTACTTCCAAGAAATGGTAGACGAAACTAAGTTAGCTGCTCAAGAAGGTATGATCAAAGGTCTCCATGAAATGTCAGTAGCTGTTAAAAAAGAGTACACAGAAACTTACATGCCAGAAGAAAAGGTAGAAGAAAAAAAAGCTCCTAAGAAAGAGAAGAAGGAAGACAAGGAAGAGAAAGAAGAAAAATAAACCTCGCCCTGTCAAGCAATAAAAAAGCCCGAGCCTTAGTTGGTTCGGGTTTTCTTTTTTCGTATATTTATGATTAAACGTTTTAACTAATTAGTTTATGGAGTTTAATCTACCAACAGAGACTATCGAATTACCATCAAAAGGTCTCTTATACCCGGAAGGACATCCACTAGCATCAGGTACTGTAGAAATGAAATACATGACTGCTAAAGAAGAAGATATCCTTACTAACCAAAATTATATTCAAAAAGGTGTAGTCATCGACAAACTACTCAGATCGTTACTAGTAACTGAATTTGAATACGGAGATCTTTTAGCAGGAGATAAGAATGCAATTATGATTGCTGCTCGTATTTTATCTTACGGTAAAGATTATAAAGCATATTTTAACGGAGAAGAAGTTACTATTGACCTATCACTAGTAGATGCTAAGCCACATATAATGGAGTATTCTAGAGGTGAGAACGAATTCACTTTTAAATTACCATCCTCAGGAAACGAAGTAACTTTTAAACTACTAACTCATTCAGACGAAGTTGCTATTGATCAAGAGATTAAAGGTTTGCAAAAAATTAACAAAGAGAACGTTGCAGAAGTAACTACTCGATTAAAACATTTAATCACATCAGTAAACGGAACTCGCGAAAGAGCTGATATCCGTAAATTTGTAGATAATTACCTTCTAGCTAAGGATGCACGTGCATTAAGAGAAGAATATGCTAGAGTAGCACCAGATCTAGACTTAAAGTTCGAGTATACCTTCCCTAATGGCGACACGGAGGACGTCGATATCCCAATCGGGGTAACGTTTTTTTGGCCTGACGCCTAACTATAGACAAGAGGTCTTCAGGCAAATACATGAAATAGTTTTTCACGGTAACGGAGGATATGATTGGAACACAGTTTACAACATGCCTATATGGCTACGTAATTACACATTTAAAAGTATTCAAGAGTATTACGAGAAGCAGCAAGAAGAGCAAAAAAGGATAAGTGATGAAGCTCAAGGTATAGAAACTGCTAAACCTTCCCCTGAAGTAAAGGTACCTGATTTCGTTAAGGCTACTTACACTACGAAGGCCTCTACAAAATAGAGGCTTTCCTATTTATAATATATTGTAGACTGCTATGGCTGAACAGAATTACGACAACGAGTACAAACAAAGAGTAGAAGAGATCCTGAAAATAGAATCAGAGATCAATTCTTCTTATAACGATCGTTTATCTGCAGCTCAAAGACTACAAGGTGTACTAGCAGATCAAGAAGCAGCACAAAATAGGCTTAAAAGAAATCTCTCTCAGTTCAGCCGCGACGAAGCAAGGCAGAACGCTAAAGCAGCACGATACAGTGGAGAAGCAGAAGCAGCAAGACAGAAAGGGTTAAGAGGTTTAGCTAAGCAGTTACAGTTAAAAGCAGATCTAGCAGGCGCTGCTGCTAAAGAGTTAAGTAGTGCATTAGAGCAATACGAAGCAGAAGATAAACTTCGTCGTCAAGAGGAAGTTCGTTTAGAATTAAATAAAAGTCTTGAAGAAAAATCTAAACAGCAACTTGCAGCTATCGGAAAGACTCTTAGTACTGCCATTGGGTTAAATAAAGTACTTCAAGCTTTATCACTTCAAGCATTAGTTTCCGGACTAATGGAAGCAAACTCTGCAACGTACACACTCAGCAAGCAGTTTGGTACAAGTTTAGAATCCGCAAGAGCCACTAGAGAGGAATACGAACAATTTGCACAGACTAACAATCGTATAGACTTTGTAAGACTGGTTAAAGCTCAACAGGACCTCGGTAAAGCAATTGGTCAGAATATAGAGTATAGTAAAGAGATGGCTCAAGACTTTGTAGAAGTTACAGAGTATATGGGGTTATCTACACAAACTGCCGGTAAGTTAGCTCAGTTAGGACAAACATTAGGTAAAACTTCTCAAGAATTTAGAGAAGGTATTGCCGATTCTCTAATTCCTCTTAACAAGAGCTTAGGACTTAATACAAACATTAAGCAGTTATACGAAGATGTAGGTAACTTATCTGCTACTACCGTTATCAACTTAGGTCGACAAGGTAGTGAAATGGCTAAAGTCACTCAGCTAGCAAGGAGATTTGGTATGGAGATGCAACAGATAGCATCTTTTAGTCAATCTTTATTAAATTTCGAATCCTCTATAACTGCAGAACTTGAAGCAGAAGTACTGACAGGGAAGGAACTTAATCTAGAGAGAGCTAGAATGGCAGCTCTAAGAGGAGACGAAGTCACTTTAGCTAAGGAAATGGCACAGCAAGTAGGTTCGATCACCGAATTTGAAAAGATGAACGTTATTCAACGTGAATCACTAGCGAAAGCGTTTGGTATGAATATCGAATCAATGAGTACAATGTTGATTCGTCAAGAAGCTATGAATCAACTCGGCGATAAAGCTAAAGACGCTACTGATGCTCAGCTAGAAGCAGCAAAAGAGATTCAAAGAGAAAACAAAGGAAGTTTAGCTTCAGCGTTAGAAGAGGTTCAAAAAAGAGAAAAAGCTAGTAAAAAGTTTGAAGACTCGATGAGGAAGTTAAAAACAATTCTCACTGATATTTTATCTAGCTTGGATAAGCCGTTAGATGATATAGCAGGAGTTATAAAGAGCATGACCGAATCCCCGATGTTTAAGACGTTTGCTAAAGTAGGTCTCGGGTTAGCAGCAGCAGGAGGGATCGCTAAACTAGTAGGTTCAGTAACTGGAGCTCTTAGAGGTACTCGACTACTCCCCATGTACGTTAAAATGGCAGGGATGCCAGGCGGAACCGGGCAAGGTGGAATGGGACAGGGCCGCTTCGGTCAAATGATGAGTCGAAACTTACCTGGAGGCGCTAAATATAGTCAAGCTATGAGGCTGAGTCAAGCAGGTAAGTATGGACTTTCAAGAGGTATGGGCGGCGCCATGGGATTACGAGGTGTACTCGGAGGCGCCGGTCTAGGACTAGCAGGTATGGGACTCAGCTACTTAGGTAATAAAGCAGAAGAAGCCGGTAACGAGTCACTAGGTTACGGGTTAGGGATCGCCGGAACAGCTGCCTCTTACGGAGGAACGGGCGCAATGCTTGGATCTATTATTCCAGGTATCGGAACAGTTGTAGGAGGGGCGATAGGTACAGCAATTGGTGGACTTGTTGGATTTTTCCGTGAAGAGAAGGAAGATGAATTGAGATGAGAGAAAGAAAGAGAAGAGAGAGAGGCTAAGAAAGAAGAAGAGTTCCAGAATACTCTAAAAGATCTTGCTATGAAAGAAGCTAAGATCTATATGGACAGTAATCAAGTAGGACTCGGTTTAGCATCAGGTAACAATTACGCAATTTAATTCAAGGAGTAATGCCAATTATTAGAGATTTTAATAAAGATTTAGTCCCAATGGACAATCCTATCGAAGCTCGTAAAAACGATCTTAGAAGGATTACTGAATGGCTAGCTTCTCCTGTAGGTTTAAAGTTTGCCGGTAAACAAGCACTACTACGTACTTCTGGTAATCTAGAGAGCTTTTCTAGAGAAGATATTATCAACGCAGCAGGTAGAGGTACTGCAGATGCTGCTTCTGCTATTGCAACGATATTAGCTCAAGTTCCTCTTAACGGTACAGGTACTCATTTCTTATTTAACGAATTAAGCTCATTAGCTTTTCAAAATAGTTCATTTTATACAGGTAATAGAAATGCTTCAAATGAAGCAAACTACAGAGGAGTAGTAACTATAAAGAAAAGCAACAAGATTAAAGGGGATAGATTACTAGACGTAGAAGGAGAATCGGGGTATGGCTTTGGTCGAGCAGGAGAATCGGATATTGTAGGATTATCAGGCATTGGAGAAGACGTAGCTAAATCACTTAGATCAGACTTACTTCCCGTATCTTTTGGGATTGTAGGAGAGCCTAATTCAACAATCGTATTCAGAGGATTTATACAAGGATTAACTAACAGTTATAACCCATCATGGTCTCCGGTAAATTATGTAGGTCGAGGAGAACCTTTGTATACATACACAAATACTTCAAGAACGTTGGGATTTATGTTACAAATTCCTATATTTAGTAAAGAGGAACAGCACCCTGCTTACCAGAAGTTAAATTCTTTAATCTCACATACGTATCCTAAGTATGTTAATAACTTACCTCAAGGCACTGTTACTACAATTAGGATAGGAGATTACATTAATCAGTACGGAATTATAACTTCAATTACCGACACAGTAGACATAGATGTACCATGGTCGAGTAATGAGGAAGACGCAAGACCGGTGTTATTGCCACAAGTTATAAAGCTACAGCTATCTATGAACATTATACACGATAGGTTACCTAAACGTTTCCTCGGCGAAGATGGGACCGTATCTGGAATGCCTTTTATTGCAAACGGATTACAGCCTAATAACTAAGAGTAATGAGTAGATACAATAATACAGCAAAGATTAACTACGACGGAACACAGGTAAAAGGCAGTACCGTATACACAGTACCTCCTGAAAGTACTGAAGACTACTACGTGCTCTCTACATTAGGAGACCGTTTTGACACTTTAGCTAACGAGTACTATAGAGATGCGTCCCTATGGTATATTATCGCTGCAGCAAATCCTTTAATAAGAAGAGACAGCCTTAACATAGAACCCGGACATCAGATAAGGATACCTTTACCTTTATCTAGAGTACTCACAACACTATCTAATGAAAATTTAAGTAGATGAGTTTTGCCTTAGGAAAGCCAGTAGAAAAAGGAGTAATCAAGCAAGTCACCGCCCGTCAGAAGATCTTACAGGATCCCGAAAGAGCAGTAGATGGAGGATTTGGATTTTTTGCTCAAAAAATGCCTTGGGTTAGGTTAACTTCTGCAATCGACATAGCTGGATCAGATGAAAATGCAAAACTCAATATACTTACTAATGGAATAAATCTTGCAGGAGAAAGCGTAGTTCCCGGGTATCAAGATTCTGCAACACTAGGTATTAGGCCTAAACCAGGTATTACTACAATGAACCTAAACACTCACAATAGGTTCGGTAGTCTCCGTACAGCAACAGTTCAATTCACCGTTCCTTCAGTCGAGCAGTTGGATGTGTACGAACAATTATTCATGCGACCAGGTTACTCTGCTCTTTTAGAATGGGGTCATTCAAAATACCTTGACAGTGAATCACCAGGTTACCCGGTAAAAGATATTCCTTTGCTATTAGATTTTTTTAAAACAGGAGCATCGAGTCCAAAGACAAAAACTCAAATATATCAAAATCTAGAAAATCTACGTGAAACCTACCGTTACAATTATGACGGGATGTACGGTTTAGTTAAAAATTTTAGTTGGAGTCTTCAACAAGACGGTACATACGCATGTAGTGTTGATATTGTATCTATAGGCTCGGTATTAGAATCTCTAAATATTAATATCGCTGTAACTAATGAAGAGATTCAAGATTATGGAAACTTAGCCGCTGCCGATACTCGAGAAGAGAGACTAGAAGAAATACGAGATAAGCGATCTATAGTAAAAACAAAAGGCGGAAGTACATCTGAAACTATAGAATCAACTCCTCCTTTAACTGAAAATGATAAACAGTTAGCAGAAAAAGTTAATGAGCATTTTACCGACGTTTTTATTCAAGTAGGTCAGACTATTACTAAAGACTTTAACCCAGGTGGAATTCCTTTATATGGATTTGAAGAGTATTTTGATGATGTAGATAACAATTCAGTAACAAATGCTGGAGTTCTAAAAAGAGACAGTAACGGTAAAATAACAAGTACTGCTAATAAATATAGAATTATCGGAGTACAGAATAGCCCAGTTCCGACAATTCGGATAGTATCCCCGCCTGTATACTTTGATAAAAACGGACATTATATTGTAACTCCAAACGGTACTGTAAGGCGCGCCTATAAAGGTAAGAACCCAGTACCCGGAACGATAATCGGCAGAAGTAATGCCAGTACTGTCCGCGATATCATAGAAACGAATTACGGATACGCACCATTACCCATAGACGGGGCACCACCTATCGGAACAACTCTTCAAAACTTCCCAGGCAAAGGAACAGGTATATATCAGATAACTACAGGTCCTGGAAATAGTGGTAACATAGTAGTAAGACTCGCTGCTATCAATAGATCCAACCCCTTTAGTGATAAAATAGACTTTCAAGCTTCTGTTATAGAATATGTTTATGAGTTAAAATTAACTACAGTTGAAACTATTCAAGAAGTTGTAGTAGTAGCAGATGCTGAAGACGAAGAAGACATCTTACCGATAGAAGAACCACCAACACCTGTTGACGATTCACCGGATATCTTTGAAATCGTAGCTAGTGATAAGCAACCGTTGAAAACTAGAATACATTATATACTCTATCAAGCAAAGAACAAAATTGATAACGATAACCCTGCCGGGGTGAGTACTCGAGACAAAGACCATACTTTTAGTTTATCGGATATGGATCTGGTTAAAATTAATAGTAATTATTTAAAACTACATTCAAAATCAGTTACGATAGAAGCAAACGACGACTCAGGTAAAACTACTCAAAATCATTACAGTTATATTCAGTTAGGATTTTTGTTTGATATATTTAACACACTACTCCCAACTAATGGAGAGAAAGGAGAGCGGTTATTTGAATTTTATACTGGAGATTCTGTTAAACATTTTTTAAAAACTATTAAGCAATTCCACTATTCAGTAGATACAAGTAAGTGTTTACTACCATCAGCCGGAGGTCCAGTAGATGTATTATCGATCTTCGTAGAGATAGGTTACATAGAAGCAGTGATTGAAAGTTATTTTAGTAGCGGCCGAGTGCCGTTATACGAAATACTACAGACAATCTGTAATGATATATCTATTTCCGTAGGAAGCTTTAGTGATTTACAGGTACAGTATTTTGAAACAACAAATAAGTATCATCTTGTAGATAGAGAAGTATTGGATCCTAAAGTAGTAGAGAAGGATGAATATCCAGTTCTAAGTATCTTTGGTAAAAATAGCTTTGTACGAGGATTAAATCTAACAAGTAAACTCAGCCCTAATATTGGATCTCAGCTAGCAATTGCAGCACAGGCAGATCCTCGCTCAAACGGGATTGAGAGTAGCGCTTGGAGGTATTTTAATGAAGGGTTGCAGGATAGGTTTATTCAACAGAAAATAGATACTGTTACTAGGGTGCAAGCAGATGCAGCAGCAGCTAAAGCTGAATCCGAAGATCGAGAAGAGAAATTAAAAGTATACGCAGAAGTCTTCGACTACTTACGAGCGACTTATCCTAAAGAAAGCACTGCTTTTTATAACTATCGCCGAGCAGTAGACTCTGTAGTCCCACAGTATGCTGTATTTTGTCAAAAACAGCTAGTAGAGGATATTGAAGACGGCCGTGATTTTGGATTTATTATACCTTACGAACTAAGTTTAACAGTAGAAGGTATGAGTGGTTTTAATGTTATGGAGAGCTTTAAGATATTCGATGACTTAATTCCCTCCGTATATAAGTCGAATTCTAAAAACGGAATCGCTTTTATAATAACAGGTCTTACACATTCAATAAATACTTCCGGTTGGACAACAACAATTAAATCTCAGATTTATAATACTAACAATAAAGGCCGAAACGGTGCTCCAATTATTAAAAGTGCCGAAACTGGATTAACACCGCCTCCAGTAGTAGCAGGAGAAGATGCTACTAACAACTTAGATAGAGGATGGGAAGGTAAAGAACAGGGATTCCAGCGAACAATACTATCTTACGCTGAAGCATCAGCTGCAATAAAAGCAGCAACTAGTGATGTTAATCTCCAACGTTCCATTTTAGCTGTTATGATCAGAGAACAAGGACGTGGAAACACTATCAGAGGATTTAACCATAATTACGGCGGTTACGATATCACAAGCGGTGGTTGGAGGTATAAATCCTTTGGAAGTGAAATATCCGATGGGTACGTTTATGCTATAGAAGGAGGTACTAAGTTAAAAAAAGCTTTTGTTAGCTTCACTTCTGCTAACGCTTTCTTTGAAAAGAAAGTAGGAGATTTCCAAAACCGTGGATTCGACCAAGCCGATACATCAAGAAAAGCAGCAGAAACCTGGTATAAAAAGTGGAACGGATATGGAGCACGAATTCATTGGGAAAACAACTACAAAGGGTACCAAGATACGTACGCTACTTTAGAAGAATATGATGAATATGTTATAACTAATTTCGAAAAAACGTATAAAAAAGCAGTTGCTATAATAGGATAATATGTACTTACCTAAGACTAAATACAGAACAGGACTTTATTCCGATGGTAGAACACTTGTAACTTCTCTAAATGGTGAAGCTTATACTGGACCTTATATTGAAACCTTCGATGGCAGGTACTTTTCAGGCAACTCGCCAATGGACCCTAATTCTAAAGAACTAGCTGTTATAGAACCTTTGCCAGAAGGTCCTGTAACGTATTTAGAACCTTTAGAATATGATGAAATACGTCAAGATGAAGAAGCTTTTAAATTAAGGGATACTCTACAACTGCAAATAAGCTACCCAGTGGTAACTGAAAAAGATAGAACACAAGCTAGTATTACTCGTTATTTTGCAAAAGACAAGAGTACTGATCGAATTTTCGAAATAAACAGACAAGATTACTTGTCAATTTTGCAAAAAGAAGTTAAATATTACTATCCAAGGTACGAGGTCCGAGGTTTAAACTGGAGTTTGATAAGTAGTGGCGTTAATCAAATTAGTATCAATCAACTAGAAAAGGTATTTAGCGGTATCTCAGAGTACTTAAAAGATCCTTCCCAGTTTGTTCGTTAGAAAATAATTCGTATATTAATAAAGGTTATGAATAAGAAGTTATGTTTTATATCGTTGAAAGCGAGACTCAATTAAATTATCTCTGTAACTTAGGACGTAATGGAGGTTATATTGAGGTGGTTAGATCTAACGACCGCTATCATCCTATGCTTTCTTCTGCTGTAGCGATTTACATTAGACCTTTAGATCATAAGGAAGGGTATATTTTACCTATCGATCATGAGGAAGGACTTAATCTCTCAAAGAAAGAGGTACAAAACATCTTAAAATGTTATACTACATTGTATACGTTTAATAAGAAGAACTTCTTATACTACTTCTCTCACGGTAATATCAATGATATCAACCTAATGTATTCGATGGTTGAGTACGATAGCTTGCAGCTACCTAACCCTCCTCAGACTATTCAATGGTATTATAATAGAATGTCTGATAAAGCAGACTTAAATAGGATTATTCCTCTATCTAAACTGCATGAAGCTTGTGAGAGAAACTACAATAGTTTAGTAGAAGTTATAGAAGAGTATAAGGATAT